GAATACATGATCGGGTGCCGTATGACGTGTGGGCGCGCGGCGGATATCTGCAGACCACGCCGGGGAAGTCGATCGAGTATGAGTTTGTCGCCGAGCATCTGCGCGGCCTGTTCGATCGGCTCGACATCCGCGCGCTCGGATTCGATCGCTGGAACTTTAAGCATCTGAAGCCGTGGCTGTTGAAGGCCGGCTTCACGGAAGAAGAGATCGAGGAAAAGTTCGTCGAGTTCGGCCAGGGCATGCAGTCAATGTCACCGGCATTGCGTGATCTGGAAAGCGATCTGCTCAATGCCAAGCTGGCGCACGGCGGGCATCCGGTACTTTCGATGTGCGCCGCGAATGCCGTGGTGCAGACCGACCCGGCCGGCAACAGGAAACTGACGAAGCAGAAGAGCCGCGGCCGCATTGACGGCATGGTGGCGCTGACGATGGCGCGCGGAGTGGCCGGCTCATACGAGGCGGCGCCGGAGCTCGACGTGATGGCGATGGTCGCCTGAAGAGGAGTTATGCCGTGCCGCTGCAAGTCATTAACGGGCCGATCATCGCGGCCGGCGAAAGCCTGTCCGAGGGGATTGATCTGGCGGGCGGGCAACTGGTGCGGATTACCGCGCCGGCTGATTGGAACGGCCGTAATATCAGCTTCCAGATTTCCAGCGACGGCAACGGATACAACGATCTGTATGCGGCAGACGGCAACGAGGTTGTCATTCCGTGCGGGCCGGGGCGGGCGATCGTGATCGAGGCCGCCTGGTGGAAGGCGATTGCCTTTCTGAAAATCCGCTCCGGCACGGTCGAGGTGCCGGACGTGCAGACGGATAGGCAGGAATTTGCCGTCGCGGTCTGGGTCGACGAGCCGGCCGTCTCTTAGCGGTCTTGCGGAATGGCAGCAAAGGCTGGCGTAAACAGTGCTGCAAGGCGCTGCTCCTCGGCCTTCGGTATCATCAACGTCCCATTGAACATGACGGTCTGCACGTCGCCTTTGCTGCAGGCACTGCGAAGTGACTTCACGCCGATACCAAGACGGTCGGCAACCTGTGGAACCGTTTGGGTTCTCCAAGGGGCTTTAGGCATCATCTTAGCTCCTCCTCAATAGAGGATACCTCAAATGACGCTCTACCGCACGACGGTTTCGGCCGGCGAGGGGATGGACTTTGTCCTTTCGGACGGCACGCTCGACCGGCACGGCACACGCATCAATCCGCGCGGCTGGCAATTCGGCAAGTACCTGCCGGCGCTGTTCGGCCATAACGGCATTCCAATAGGCCAATGGCAGGACGTGCGTATGGAAGGCGATCGCCTGCTCGGGCGCCTGGCGCTCGCCGCGAAAGGAACTTCAGCGCGCATCGATGAAATGCGCAGCCTGGTCGAGCAGGGCATCCTGCGCGCGGTAAGCGTCGGGTTTGAGGTGCTCGACTACGGCAAGCCGGGTCAGAGCGAGTTCGACATCGAGCGGCAGAGCCTCGTCGAGGCGTCCTTGGTCACGATTCCGAGCAATCCCAATGCGCTCGCGCAGGCGCGTGAACTGGTCTCAGACGATACTTTTCAACTGATCTTTGGCGAGCAAGCCGCAAGACAGTCGAAGGGTTTGAACGGCGGGCACGCCGCGACATCTCCGAAGAAAGCAACCCCCAAAATGGAAAATCTTGGAACGCAGATTGATGCTGCGCAGAATAGCTTGAATGCGGCGCGCGATATGCTTGCCTTACATCTCGCCGAGGGCGGCGAGGACGCTGCCAAAATTGGAACACTGTCCGAGACGGTCGAACAGCGGGATAGCTTGCTGCAGAATCTTCTCAGAGCGGAAAAGGCGATGGGCGTGCGAGCCGCTGACCCCTCCGCAGGTAACGGGCAGAAGCTCCCCGCCCCGGCGATCGCCAGGCCGGCGCTGACCAGCAAGCGGGACCAGCGACAGGTGGAGGGCGCCGACCTGGTGCTGCGCGCGGCAGCGGTGAAATTCCGCTCTTACGTCCTGCAGAAAGACCCGATCAAGATCATGGAAGAGTGCTACGGCGACCATGAACAGACGCAGGTAGTCGTGCGCGCTGCCATTGCCGGGGCAACGACGACGACCGCCGGATGGGCGGCCGAGCTTGTGGCGACGGCAAATGCCGACTTCCTCCGGCTGCTCGACCCGGTGTCGGTCTTTCCCGGACTGGCAGCAAAGGGAACGCAGCTTTCGTTCGGGCCGCAGGCCGGCATTATCAGGGTGCCGAGCCGTGCAACCACGCCGTCTATCGCCGGCTCGTTCGTGGCCGAGGGCGGGGCAATCCCGGTGCGCCGGGTCAGCCTGACTTCGATCACGCTTGCGCCGACCAAGATGGGCGTACTGAGCGTGTTCACAAGGGAGATGGCGGCCTATAGCAACCCGACGATCGAGGGCTTGCTGCGCCGGGAAATCCAGCGCGATACCGCGATGACCATCGACAGCCTTCTGACCGACGCCGTGGCGGCGACGGTAGGGCTACGTCCAGCCGGCCTGCGCAATGGCGTGTCGGGACTGACGGCGGCGACCGGCGGCGGATACACCGCGATTTTGAAAGACGTGCAAGCGTTGGCGGCGCCGTTCGATACCGCGAATGCGGGGCGGAACCTGGTGCTGTTGATGGCACCGCGTGAGGCTCGCGCTCTGGCTATGTCGCCGGGACCGGACGGGACGCTGGGCTGGACGACCGCCTTCATGGGCGAGTTTACGATCCTGGTCTCGACCGCGATCACTGCCGGGATGCTCATCATGGTCGACGCCGAAGACTTCGTATCGGTCAACGGCACGCCGGAATTCATGGTCAGCGAGCATACCGTGCTGCACATGGAAGATACCACGCCGCTGAATATCGCGACGGGGGCGCAAGGTTCGGGCGTGCTGGCGACTCCGGCGCAGTCGATGTTCCAGACTGCTTCTATCGCTCTCCGCATGTTGCTGGAGGTGACTTGGGCAATGCGGCGTACCGGCATGGTGCAGTGGCAGACGGGTACAAATTGGGCGCTGCCGTAGCCTCTAAACAGGAAAGGGCCGATCAATGGCTGAGACAAAGAAAGACGCCAAGGATGACGGGCGGATAGAGGAGACGACCGGGCGCAGGCTGCGCACCGTAGAGCAGACCATCAACGAGCCGCTGCCGCCGCCCGACCCCTCGCAGGAGGAAGCGGACGCTATCCTGATGGGCGAGTATACCGGCGAGGATGAGGCTCCTCCGCCGGAGGGCGAGACGCAGGAGCAGCGCAGGAAGCGTGAGGAAGACGCTCGCAAAAAGCGCGAGGCGAAGGCGTCGTCGGACGCGGCGGGATATCAGACCCGCTGATGCCTAACTGGCTATCGCGTATCTTCAACCCCTCGGCGGCGCGCACCGCCGAGGGGCAATGGCGGCCGGGGCCGTATATGCTTTCCGATGGCTGGTTGCCGGCCGGCACGCCGTGGAACTTCTTTCAGACGGGGCAAGATGTGCGCCCCTATGGCGAAGCCTCGGCGATGGTCGAGGCGTGCATCTCGGCCTATGCGCAGACGACCGCCATGTGTCCAGGCGATCACTGGCGCAGCCTCGACAATGGCGGGCGCGAGCGGGTCACGAATTCCGGCTTGAGCCGCGTTCTGCGGCGGCCGAACGACTATCAGACGATCTCGGATTTCCTGCTTAATGTGACGCGCAAGCTCTACTCGCGCGGCGAGGCGTTTGCGCTGGCGCTTAGAAATGACCGCGGCGAGATCGAGCAACTGCACTGGATGCGCGAGGGCAGCGCGCTCGTCGCCGAGGACGGCTCGGTGTTCTACAATTTGAGTGGCAACGAGGTGATCGAGCGGCGCTTTGATCTCTCGATGCCGGTTCCGGGGCGCGAGGTGCTGCATGTGCGGCTGCATACGCCGCGGCATCCGCTGAAAGGGGTCTCGCCGATCCTGGCGACGACGTTGGAACTGGCAATGAGCGGCGCCGTGCTTAATCAGCAGATTGCATTTTATCTCAACCAGGCGCGTCCGAGTTTTATTCTGGAAACGGATGAGAAGCCCAACGCTGAAACGGCGGCGCTGATCAGGCAGCGGTGGGAAGAGCAGACGAGCGGCATCAATGCCGGCAAGACGCCGATCCTGACCTGGGGATTGAAAGCACACGAAGTCACCAAGACGGCGAGCGATGGGCAACTCGCCGACATGCTGAAAATGAACGACGCGAACGTCGCGCTGGCGTTCAGGGTGCCGTTGGCTGTGCTGGGTGTTGGCGGCACCACGTTTGCCAGCACAGAGCTGCTGATGCAGAGCTGGATCGCCAGCGGCCTGGGCTTCTGCCTGAACCATCTCGAGGAGGCGTTCGGGCAATTATTCAAGCTGCGCGGCTGGCCGGACGAGTACCTCGAACTCAATACGGCAGCCTTGCAGCGCTCGGCGCATCGCGAGCGCATCGAGGCGCTGGCGCGCGGCGTCATCAGCGGCATTTTCTCGCCGGATGAGGCGCGGGCGTCTGAGGATCTGCCGGCTGTAGAGGGTGGGCACGGCGCTATGCCGAGGGTTCAGCAACAGGTCGTGCCGTTGAGCTACGGGACCGACCTGAAGCCTCCCGATCCTAACAAGGCAGCACCGGCCGCGCCGCCGGATCAACAAGACAACAGCGAGGGCCAGGACAACAATGCGCGGGAATGGCCTGTCGACGGCTTGCTTGACCGCATCCGCGCCCACGCCGCCAGTGCAAGCCTACACTGACGCGCTGGAGCGCGCGCTCGGCGTCATCGTCGCGCAGTCGCAATCGGACCTTCGGCTCGTCAAGGACCGCGCCGAAGCGATCGCCGCCACGGCAAGTGCCAAGGTCGCAGAGGCCGAGGCGCGCATTGCACTCATGGAACGCAACGTCGCCGATCGCCTGGCGGCGCTGAAGGATGGCGTCGACGGATCGCCAGGCGAACGCGGCGAGCCAGGAACGCCGGGCGATCCTGGACCGGAGGGGCCGCCAGGCCAGGACGGCAAGGACGGCGCCGAGGGTCGATCGTTCAACATTCGCGGCACGTGGTCGGAGACGGAGAGCTATCGCGAGCTCGACGTGGTGGTGCTGAACGGAGCATCGTTTGGTGCCAAATGCGACAATCCAGGCGCATGCCCCGGCGATGGTTGGCAGTTGATTGCCGCGCAGGGGAAGCGCGGCAACGCGGGCGAGCGCGGCGTGGGAGCAAGGGGCGAGCGCGGGGCGCCCGGCGCGTCGGCAGTGGCCCTGGATGTCACTGAGGAGGGCTTGTTGACACTGACGAACGCTGACGGGTCGCGCGTGAGCTGCGATCTCTATCCGCTGCTGGCAAAGCTCGCATGACCGGGCGTCACGCTGGACTGCGGCGGCGGGAATTCTCAATCGGTTGGCAGGGAACCGCAATTGCCGCTGCGGTGCCGGTCAATAGCGTTGCCCCGGTCGCGTCGGGAGCTCTGACGGTTGGATCTATCCTGTCGGTTACGGATGGCACCTGGACGAACAGCCCGACAGGCTATGCCTACCAGTGGAAACGTGACGCGACCAATGTCGGGACCAACGCCAATACCTACACGCTCGTCACAGCCGATATTGGGGCGATGCTGAGCTGCGCTGTGACGGCGAGCAACGCTGGCGGGGCCGGCGTGGAGGCAGCCTCCAATGCGCTCGGGCCGATAGTGGCGGTGGCAGTCGGCGGCGCGGCGCTGCTGGTCGGCGAGACTGACGGCCTCGGGATAGACTTCACCTATGCGACCGATGCGGGTCGCGTGGCGGTGAAAACCGC